CCAGAGCCACCGCCCATCTCCTTTGTTGGAACATAAGCTCCGATGACATCGTAAGTATGGTTGGTAACAATAAGCGGGACATTTGCTTGGCCTAGTTTGAGAGTTAGCATCCGAAACGCACCTTTGACGAGCTGTGACTTCGTCATATCTCTGACATTCTTCTCTGCCAGAGCGTCGGTGATCTCTTTCTCGGTAGATAACATACCGAGCGAGTCGAGCACGAACAGCATGGGTTGCCTGTCCGCCTCATCCACCTTCAGATATTTATCGACAGATTGCAACGCCTTGGTTCTAAAGTCCTCAATTGTTACAACGTTCATTACAACAATTCGCTCAAGGTCAATGTCTCGCTCGGAAAGAAGACTCTTGGTAATAGCAGACTCGGTATCAAAATATACAACGACAGCATTAGGATCAGAATCAAGGAAGTTACGAACCACCGCCAGTGAGAAGAAAGTTTTTCCTGTAGAGCTTTCACCGGCAATGGCAGTAATCTTATTAGCAGAAATGCCGTTGTAAATACTCCCAGAAATAAGAGCATTGAATATATACGAACCGCTGTCAATGTACGTTTCAGCGTCGTCAATATTTGAAGCCAGGGTGGCAAATTCGTCTCCGACATCTTTTATTAATTGGTTGAGAAAGGTCATGCAAAAAAGTCTTCAAGCGTTGCTGTGTTTTCTGTTTTCCAACCCATCACATCGAGGATAACCTTGAGCGGATCGAGGAAGGATTTCGTGAACATTGTATCATAATCCACGTATTGATTCAAGCCGAACTCCTTGGGCAATTCGCTGATGAACGCAATGACGTTCTCACCGAAAGGGTTGGGCATCCGGACATAACAATATTTTATCTTTTCGCCGTCATTGATGACCGAATACTTGTTCTCCAGTTTCAGACGACGCAGATGGTGATTGTACAAGATGGCAGCACGAACCTGCAGAGGTGTGCCCTTGTTGTAGAGTGTCGTTCCATTGCGGAACTTGCTGATGTTGTTGGCAGCGCGTGGGAACGCAACCATCTCAGCAGGCAGAGACTCAAAGTCTTTCCTGCACTCTTCGATGTAATCAATCAACTGCTGCTCTGTGCCTGTCATCAGAATGCCAAGCGCCTTCTTGATGTAGTCGCGCACAGGTGCTGGTGTCGACGAGCGAACTGCCTCGATGCCCATCATCTTGAGCTTCGGCTCATCGTATCGCACGCCCTCGTTGTCCCAGACATTGAGGATGTATCTCTTCTTGGCAGTCCAGATGCCTCTGTCTGCGATGCACTCTCGCTTCATGACGAGCGTGCGCTCCATGCAGTTCAGGTAGTCAGACAGCTCAGCGTATGACTCGTCGATAAAAGGGACGACCTTGTCCTCACAGAACTGGTTTAGAACCTCGATAACTCTCTCCCTTGGTACACCAGAGAGGGATGGGACCCTATCCACAAGACCGCCGAGATTAAGATAGATGCTATCAGTATCCGACGCAATAACATAGTCCAGTCCATCAGTTCCAAGTGTCTCGTTGACAAATTCATTTAGTTTGCGTTCAATCCATCTAATGGCAACTTGCCCTGTCAATGTGATGGCTTCAGCATTTTCCAGCTTGTAATGACGGAAGTATTGGTTGCCCAACGCACCATAGAGGGAGTTGAGACAAATCTTTCGCACCATCTGGAAGTTGCTGTATTTGGTGACGTCCTTGACTGTCTGTGCATGCAGCTCTTCCAGTCCCTTCTCTCCTGCTTTCATCTTCACTTCGATGTCCTGTAGCTTTTGCTTCAGCCGCAGCATCTCACGCTTATAACGCACACGCTCATCATACATCTTGATGACAAGCTCAGGCATCATGCCCACCTTCTCTTTGCTGAACATCGCACCATTGGCAGCGACAGCAAAGTCCTCAGTCATCGACATGTCAGCAGTGCCTGTGATCATCTTCTCCACATTGGCGTTGCCATGACGCTCTGGCTGCAGTGTTTCTGGTGAGATGTTGAGGAAACGAATCAGCGACGGGTACAGGCTGTTGAGGTCAAAGGACACCACATAATCATACACGCCAGGCTCTGGCTCCTTGACATAAGCACCAGCATACTGGTCATTCTTGTCACTGCGCTGCAACAGAGGCAGGACGATGTTGCGCTTCTTGAGGTAGTTATAGATGATGATGTCCCACAGCCTGACCTGCGCGAACGTGTCTGTGTAGTTGACCTTGGCATCATATGCCATCAGCATGACCAAGTCAATCAGCTTCATCTTCTCTTCCAGCTGGTCGACGAGGTCAACGTCAACGAGGTTATAATCAACAAACTTCTGCCAGTTGCCTGTGTAGAAGTCGCGGAAGGTATCGAACTCTGAGTGGTCAAGCTTCTTGGCACCCAGCTCGATGTTCGCAATGACATCCAAGCGATAAGACTCACGGTTGGTGTAAGTGAACTTCTTGTAGATGTCCAGGTAGTCAATGATGGACACGCCTGCGATGTCAAACACCTGCACCCTGCGCCCCTTGATCTCTTTCGGGTTCTCATTCACCAGCTTCCAGGGTGACAGCTCTCGAATCAGGCCGAGGCCACCTTTCTTCTGCAGGCGGTTGCAAATCTATGGGATGTCAAAGAAGTCAACGTTCCAGCCAGTGATGACCTCGGGCGACGTGTTCTTCCACCACTCCAGGAAGGTGTGCAACAGCTCGTCCTCGTCGTGGCAGTACACATAAGTGTGGTCGTCACGCGTGACCTTATAAGGACGCGAGCCGAAGGTGATGAGTTGTTTGGTGCGGAAGTTCTTAAGCGTGATCAGCAGGATCTCCTCCTCTGCAAGCTCAGGCTTGGGGAAACCATTCTCTGCTGAGGTCTCGATGTCCAGAGACCACAGCTTGATCTTATCCTGGTCGTACTCGATGTCATCAGGATACTCTTCTGCGATGTATTGATACAGCCATCGCTCCATGCCATAAACTGATGTGCCAGACACGCCTGCATATTCATCGATGAAGTCACGACACTCACGCATCGTGCCTGGGTGGATGGGAGAGACGTGCTTGCCATCCAGCGTCTTGTATTTGGTTTTGTTTTTAGATGGAACAAACAGCGTAGGTTTGAACGGCACCTTGTCCATAAAGGAGCCGCCCAATGCATCGTCGTATCCACGGACCAGAATCTGGTTGCCGTAGAGTCTGACGAATGTAAAAAACTTCATGGATGAATGGTCTTCAAATACTCAAGCACGTCCTCGCGGATTTGCATGAGTTCATTATAACAGTTTTGGTTGTGGGCACACAGCCTGAGCGAGGCGTCAGGCTTCATCACTGACTCCATGAACAGGTCGTGTGCTCGCTTGAGTTTTTCCTTGTCTGACTCGTTGTTGGGGATGTTATTCTGGTCTTTCATTTTCAACGTAGCGAGGTTCATACTCTTCTGGTACTATCTCATCTTCCGTCAGCATCATAGGCTTTGTTGTCTTTGGTGCTGCACCAACCTTTTTGACGTATGCAGCCTCCAGCTCAGGGAGCGGGGCACATGCTGTCAACAAATCAGAGCTGTTCAAGAGAATGTGCTCATCCGCTGCACCTTGAGGGAATAATGAAAATGTCACCTTTGTCTTGCCCGTGAAAGTGCAGGGTTTGAAAAGGTGACACTTGGGTTCGTATTCTAACTCGTCAGTGTATGAGATGAGCGTCACTCCGCTTTTCAGCACAAGTAACGCTACCTTCATCACTCAGTGATTTCAACTGAAGCGGGTTCTGCCACTTCCCCGTCCTCTGCTGAATCCTCAGCAACACCGACTGCGTCGGAGACTGTGACTCCACCGTCTGCTTCAATTGCAGGGCGGTTCACCATCTCTTCGTACTTTTGACGCACATCAGCGCGAGGCTCCAGGATGGAGACGACATTCTCTGCGCGGAGGGTGAACTCCTGATCGTCAGACACGATGCAGTATGGAGCGAACCCGACGTTCACATTGCCCTCATCATCGCGAGAGTATGCAGCTACGCGGGGATTGGTGAGGAGATAAGCGATAATCTTCTTGGTCTCCTTCTCTTCAACTTGCTTGGCGTCAGCGACGATGTGCTGGCCGATTGCATTAACTAGAACTTTGACTGCCATTTCCTTGAAAATAATAATGAATGGATAGCACCTGTATTATAACAGGTGAGTGCGAGGATATTTAGGTGATGGGAAGAACCCGACGTTTGTGCTCCTCAGGCACAACTTTTAGAAGATCGATGCACAACAGTCCATCGATGTAGGTTACATCACCTACTTCAGTGTCCTCGGACAGTTGCCAGTTGCGAGCGAACGTGCGACGAGCAATGCCCTTGTGGACATACTCACCCACATCTTCGTGAGGCTTCTGAACCTTGACATTCAGGACTTTCTTCTCAACAGCAACTTCGATATCTTCTCTTGTGAACCCAGCGAGGGCAATTTGAAGTTGTTGCTTGTAATCGTCCAGTTTTACAATATTATATGGTGGGTAGGTGGAAGACGCTTCGCTGTCTGCTAAGACATCGAGACGTTTAAACATCTCTTCCAAACCAATCCCTACTGGAGAGTATCTCTCCCAGCGTACGATGTCGTTATTCATTTGTGCTCCTTAAATAAGCGAGAGTAAATGCCAGGCCCGTAGCACCTGACATTACTATTTTATCATTGTAGCACAAGTGGAGAACCGAATCAATCGGTCATGGTACCACCCATGTATTTGCGTGGACCAGCAACAGCGTTTGCCATTGAGGTTGGTTTCTGCTTCATTGGGTGTTGAGGCTGCGGTTGGTTCTGAGACTTGGCCTTTGCCCGTGCCTCGGCATTCGCCTTGGCATCATGCCCGTACATGCGCTTCAGCGCCTGCTGTGTCGTCTCACCGGGCTTGAGCGGGCCGGTTGCCTCAGTCAGTGCCTGCAATCCGCTCTCCGTCACACCCATCTCCTTGAGAGCGTTGAGGATATAATACACAGACTCAGCGTCTTCCGCAATCTTCTTAGCGTCCTGACGCTTTTTCATGTTCTCGTCACGCTTTTGAGCGTACTGAGCAGTCAGCGTGTCGTCAGAGCCACGTCGCGCTGGTTTTGAATAAATGCTTGAGTATGCTTCCGAGATGGAGACGTGCTTGTAAGTCATGATTCGTTCTTTTTAGAGCCAATTGAGTATTTTGCGACCAACTCCCAGTTAGTCTTCTCTTTGTGTGGGATAATCTTAATTTGACTGATAGACGACATGTCACCAATCTTGCTGGTGTCAACAACTTCAATCAATCCCCAGTCACTGAGCAATGATGTTATCTTGTTGCGACGTTGCATGTCGTTCTCACTGAAGTTAGACTCCTTGCCATCGAGGAGAAACAACTCCTTGAAGTGTACAATATAATAACGACCCTGCTTATGCAGGATGTGACAAGACTGAAACAACTTGTTCTCAGTACGACTGGCAACGCCAATCCTTGTCAGTGTCTCACGCACTTTCAAAAAGTCATCGGGCTGTTTTAACAGCACCTCAACCATACATGACGCATCCCAATTCATCTTAACTCTGTTAATCCAGAGTTATTTAGAGTTACCGCCTTTATCTTTAGACACACGAATAGCATTCAACTGCTCAGGTGACAGCAGTGTCAGGGCAACCAACGCTTTTTCTCTTGAATAATTATAATGCTCCATCACTAGTGCCAAGTCCTCGTCGCTCTCCTGCACCTTCAGTGGAAAACCAAATCGCTTGCCCTTGCGGGCAGCATAATAATAGAAGTCATACTGAAGATGTGGTGCCAGTGCGTGTGCCTGGTTCATCTCATCAGCGAGCATGATGGTATCTAAATGATAAGCAAAAGCGCGATTAGTAAGAAAGGGGTTATAACCTGAAAGATCGTGCCGATACTGCTTAAGGTTGATGGACGATACATAATCGAAAGGGCTAATTTTGCTCACTGAACTCCTTGAAGCTGGACTGGCAGTCTTTGGGCTCAGGTCTCTTGATGCCCATGATTGTCTGATACTTGTATTTTAACGCACCGAGCAGCCTTGCTTCATGCATGCTCTTAGGACCGTCACGCAGTATGCGAATGTGCGTCTCGTTGGTGGTGAAGCGTTCCATCTCCACTTTCCATGTCTCATCGTTCATCCTTTGCACCTCATTAATACCAGTTGACCCCAAATAGGACGGCAAGTCACTTCAAAAGGGCCGTGTTCGTGTTGCGTAACCTTAATAAGGGTTGCTGCTGACATAATGAAGGTGCTAACCAATACAATATTTTGAATTATCTTCATGCTTTCCATTTGCACTCCATCATCACCTGGGTAACCAGTGCCAGCAGCGTTATAGACGGGTCAGCACCCGACATTATTTTATCAGAATACTCAGCGAAAATCAAGACAGCCTGCGGTTTTGAGGCGTCTTCGAGGTGGTTTTGCAAAGAATTGTAAATATCAATCTCTAATTTCTTGGGATGCACATAAGCGTTGGCAAACACCCAGTCACGCACATCAGTCCATTTCTTTGCCTTGAGATACTGAATGAGTGTGTCTGGCGTGTCCTTGAGGATGTCGTCAGTCAGTTCACCAGTGCGTGTGGCACCCTGCAGGTTGTTTAGAATCCCTCTCCAGTCTGGTGCCATGTCCATAATGTACTTGGCGAGCACCTTATCGTTGAAGGATATCCCCCCAGACTTGAGGATAGACACGACTCGCTTGAAGAACTGTCCACAGAGCCCAGCCAAAACCCGAGTATCCCGGCAATGAAAATCAACAACAGAACAGCGCGAATGAATTGCATCGATGATATTGTGTGGGTAGTTACAGGTGAGGATAAATCGACAATGATTCTGGAACTCTTCAATAAGCGCACGCAGTGCCTTCTGACTGTCAGGAGTGAGGTTGTCACTCTCATCTAACAGAACAACTTTGAACCCTCCGAACATGGAAGACGAAGAGGCGAATTGTGCAACGGTCGTCCTGACATCTCCAATACCGCGATCGAGGCTTGCATTAACAAAAAGCAAGTCAGTATCAATCTCAGAGCATAACGCTCTGGCGAGGGATGTCTTACCCACTCCGGCAGGACCTGCCAGGATAAGGTTAGGAAACTCTTTATCTTTGACATACTGAAGGAAGTTAGATTTGATTTGCGGTGGGAGGATGCAGTCTTCGACTGTTTTAGGTGAGTGCGCTTCCACCCACAGGTACTTGTCACTCATTACGAAAGGGTCTTTGTATCATTATAACGAAAAAAGGGGCGATTGTTTCGCCCCTTGTTCAGAAAGAAATTGTGTCTTGTCCTGCTAAAGGTTTATAAAACTCACTCCCTAATGCTGCTCCATAATATGACGACGTTGGCGACCATGTATCAAAGTTAACTCGATCACTCTTGTCGTCGCTTTGCTTGTAATCAGGGGAGAACGCTGCAGAGTTGAAGTCGAGGTAATCACTGCCACCAAACTGATAGAAGTTGGTTGGATCACCCTGACGACACAGTGTCAGTCTGATGTCCTTTGCACGCTGCGCCATTGCCTCGTGATGAGTAATTGTCTCTTCAAGCTTATTACGGAGGGTGTCCATAATGTACTCGGGCTTCACCTTGCTTTTTAATGCAGCCTCAACAAGATTGCCAACAACGTCCTTTACGTCGCAGTCACAGGCAAGATGTTCGTCAATGTTAAATTCAATCATGATGCTCCCTCCTCATAGTTGGAATCAGGTTCAATTGCAATAAAGTACACGACTGGCAGTCCATGGTGGGTGAACTTGGCAAGGTTCTTTTTGCTGACGACAACGTCATAATCACCACCAATCAGCTTCAGGTTCTCCACCTTGAAGTTGAACTGGAACGTGTCACTCGTCTGACCCACCTCAATGCTGTATGAGTTGCTGCCAGAATTCTTCTTGTCACGCACAGTCAGAACAATGGTCTCACCGTTGCCAACGAGTGACACATCAGGGATCTGCAAGATGGCTGCTGCCTTCTTGACCTTCTCCAGGTTCTCCTCTGACAGCGTGACGCACACATCCTCTGTCGGCAGTTTCAGCTCTCGATCAGGCGGCGCTGTGATGACAGATGGATCTGAATAACGATAATCGATTGCATTGACACCATCTGAGATGCGAATGGCAGTGTCATTCAGGTGCAGCTCAGCACCAGGCACCAACGACAGAGCATTGAGGAACTGGTTCAAGTCATAGATGGGCACCTCGCGAGTGAAGTCCTCGCTCACGAATGCTTCAACCAGGATATTTTTCATTGCACTCATGGAGCGCAACTGTTTACCCTCTTTGATGAGAATGGACTGGTTGATGTTCGCCATATTATTGAGAATATTGACGGTATCAGGGGATAAAAACATTATAAGGGGAATAAAGGCTTCACAAAGTTAGTATAAGACGCCCAAAGGGCGTCGTCAAGTCACCAGAACCAAAGGCCGATGCTCACGCTGTTCTGATGGTGGTGATGACGTCGTCCGTGTCCATGACCACGGTTGTGATGGTTGTGACGATTTGGCAGCCATTTCTCACCATGGTGCCCGTAGCCAGGACCACCGTGCCAGTGAGGATGGCAATGGCTGAATCCCTTGTTGGGATGGTTGTGACAATGGTTATGCCGCCCGCTTCGTCTGACGACGTGTGCTTCTGCTGGTGCCGCGCTTCCGAGCGTCAGGCACAGCAGCGACAGGGGAATTAGAAGTCGTTTCATGATGTTTCCTTATTTGTAGAATGGAGACTAATGTTGCTTTGCGCGTCCATCCATTACTTGTCAACCACGACTTACAGTACTTGGATGCTTCCTTCACTGCTTTGGCAAAGTCGTCCGTCGCAGCAGTGTAGTAAGTCCATGAACGAACAAGAGTTGAGGTTTTATCCTCTTTGAGATCGTAAGTGATTTCAAGTATCATGATGTAAAGGGCGACAAAGTCGCCCCAAAGGGGTTCAAAGTTCGGAGGCAGGAGGTGCAAACATACTTACTTCGTCGTTCCACCAAGTATCAAACTCAGAGCGTAAATACTCTGCGTCCAATTTGTAATGCTCGTCGCCTGTCTTTTTGTAGTCTGCAATCAGCTGTTGCATCTGCAGATTCAAGTCGTGTGACGTAATGTCCATGACCAGTTCCTCCAATTGAAATTTACTGATGACGACCCGTCTTTTGGGTTGTAGCATAATAAATGGAACTGAAATATTTATCTGTGCCCTCGCACAGAGTTGCCTCGTTGACTACGATAACACGGAACACCCTCTGGATCTAACCAAAGCGTGTATTGCATGTCATCCATTGCTGTGATAAGTTGCAGTTGACTATCACAGTCATACATCTTGGAGTAACGTTTGGTTACCCAATTGTACTTTTCAATCCATCCAGCGTCATCGCTCTCGCAATAACGATATGGATACTTTTCAAGGAGTACTTTCATTAGTAGTTTCAATGGATTCAAACATACCATCCCAATGACTTTCAAAGTCATCATATTCAACTTCATCCAAATCATAATATGATTCGTAATACAAATCATAATCTGTGCCAGACAAACCTAGATGTTCCGCAAACAATTCCAGGTCCTGTAGAGAGAACTCGATGTCGTCCATAGAAATGATGACAGGTGGGTTATTTAGGAAAGAACGCAGAGTTTTCCGCGCCTTTATACTATAACGCAAAAAGCGCCCCGTGTAAAGGGCGCTAAAGGCGCGTAAAGGGGCGCGTAGGCGTTATAGTCCTAAAAAATGAAAGGATCATATTGCTCAGGATGTGTGTAGGGACTGTCACGTCCCTCTTTCATCGCCTTTTCATGTGCTGCCAGTCTTTTGCGTGCTAACTCATGACGCTCTGGACCATTCCTCCACATGAATTCTTCCCATTCCATTTGAAGGTCCTGGTGAAGTTCCTGGAAATAACTCCTGATTCTACTGAACATTGCAAAGGTGGGGTTGTGATAATCGTGTAGGGCATACATCAGGAACCTCTGTAACCTCAAGTTCGACTACTGGTACTGGCT